GGTTACGGGCAAAGGTTAGGCGGTTGCGGTGGTTTGGTTGGTTGGTATGTGGTCGGGGTGGTCGCGCCTTCCTTTTGTAGTGTGGTGGGTGGGGGTATTGTGTAGCTACATATTAAATAAAAGGGGGATAAAGTGTAGCTACATTTCAAAAAATATCCTAACTTTGTAGCTACAAATAAAAATACTATGACACCGATAGAAAAAGCATCAAAATTAGTAAGCTATTATTTACCATTTTGTAATAATAATTTAACAGACGCAAAATATTGTGCATTAATAGCAGTAGATGAGATGATTGAAATGCTTAAAGAATTAGATAGAGTAGGATTTTTAAAACCTAATTCAGCGATATCAATAATTGAAGAAGTTAAACAAGAAATAGAAAAATTATAGAAATGGCAAAAAGTAAACCAATAGGAGTTAGATTTGACTTGGAAACTTTAGAATTAATTAAAAAAGAACAGAATTTGACTTCGGCGCAGTCTGTTTTGAATTATTTTATGGATAATTATGGTAAAACCGAAACAAAAAGAGGCGCACCATTTAAAAATATGCCTCCTTATGACAGAAACAGCCCAAAATCAGAGGTTAGTTCCAAATTGGAACAAATACCAGTCGAAAACCATAAAACGCCGCCAAAGGGCTTAAAAGGGATAGATTTAATGATTTGGAAATCGGAAAATGGAATTTAATTCGTATTTTAGCGTATGAAAAGTAAATTAAAGATGATGAAACGCGCGGATGGCTCATATTCACCTCGTGGTTTATGGGATAATATTCGCGCAAACAAGGGTAGTGGTAAAAAACCAACTGCCGCAATGTTGAAACAAGAAAAAAAGATTAAAGCACAAGAAAAAAAGTAATTTATGTCTGGAGCTTGGCAACGTAAAGAAGGAAAAAATCCTGAAGGTGGGCTTAATGCTAAAGGTCGTGCATCATATAATGCAGAAACTGGTGGAAACTTGAAAGCTCCTGTTAAATCAGGTGTAAATCCTCGTAGAGTTTCATTTGCAGCTAGATTTGCAGGTATGATGGGAGCAATGAAAAAACCTAACGGTGAACCAACTAGGAAAGCATTAGCTTTAAAAGCATGGGGATTTGGTAGCGTTCAAGCCGCTAGGAAATTTGCCAATGCGCATAAGAAATCATAGGTTATTTGTTTTGGTTAAGTATTTGTATTTAAGCCACATAGCACCTTCATAATGTTCTTGGTTGCCATTAGCTGCTATTTCTATATCTCTATCACTTGGTATTTCTATTGGTGTTAATGTTTCAAGAATTTGGGTTTCGGAATGTGTCCAATTATCTGCTTTTATTGCTTTTCTTACTTCAATTTCTGTATATAGTTTCATAGGTTATTTGTTTTCTGTTTCTTTTAAAATCAATCTTCCCGCATCTGATAATGGACGCGCGTAAATTCTTAATTTTTTACCTGTCGTTGGGCATACAAAAGTTACACCTGCATCCAAGTAAGATTTAATCACTAATTCAATTCCTCCATGTTCATCTGGACTTGCTCCAATTACATGAGGTTCGTCATAATCAAATTGCATACAGAAATCACAGCCAATTAATGGTTCTTTACCTTCTGGTATGTTTGCTTTCTTTTTACTTGCCATTGTTGAAATTTTTATGGGTTTCTTCTATTTGGATTAAATACTCTCTTGCTCTTTCTACCTTGTATTGTATTTTTAAAATATCATCTTCGTTTCTATCTATTCTGTATAATAATACCTTCTCTGCAATATCTATATCGTCAAACTTCATGTTAAATTCTATCTTCATTGCCTCTCTTACAAATTCAGGGCTATCTTCAGAAATAACATCCATTTTTTTTAATAGATAATACTTCTCTTGCTCAATTATGCTATCAGGAGTGTTGGATAAGCAGTATGCAATAGTTCCTTTAACAGTACCCGTAAGCCACATGTAAGACATTAATTGCCAATAGTATTGACTATCTAATTTATCTGGTATATTACCTAAAAATGTCCAAAGATCATAGCTAGATTTTACATCAATGATTTCGTTCCCGTTAATTATATCGGGTAATCCTGTGATAAAATCGTTTTTAAATCTTTCATCATTTTTTTCTAATTTATTACCAAGATATTTAGATAGCATTTCAATAGAATCACCTTCTACTTCTACGCCTTTTTTCATTTGCTTGGTTTGGATATCTCGATTGCGACCATACTTTTCAGAAATATAAACATCCAATAAATGTTTCTGCGCTGTTTTAGAAAGTAACCCCGCTTCTTTGTCAGCTTTAGATACGGGTTCCGTCATCAAATACCCAACAGAGCTAGCCCTTATAAGGGTATCGTTAAAATTTATCATAGTTTTATTTTTTTATACCTAGCAAAAGTTTTTCCTTTTTGTGTTACAGTGTCTGTTGCAATATTTATTCCATCTCTTCTTAAATCTGAAATTCTAGCCGCAAGTCTAAAACATCCAAATTTAGTTAAAGCCTCAATAGCAGTTAATGATCTTCCTGAACTTAAATATTTTTCAATTTTTGTTTTGTGAGATGCTTTCATTATTTAATGGTTTTTAGTTTTTTATTGTAGTGTTCTAAAATTTCTGAATTGCTTTTTGCCATCAACTCCCAAGCTCTTAATTCTTCTATTGTTTTGCAAGAATCAATAAACTCTTTGGTTTTTTCAGCTAATGTTTTTTTAGATTGCGTAGGGATAACCTCTTCATAAATACCCTCATCATTAACGCCTAAAAATTCAGAAAGGTCTTTTAATCTTTTTACATTTTCAGCATGGTATTGCTCTACTAGTTCTCTTGCGATGTCTAAAGCTTTATTAGCTGACTCGCCTTGGTTAATGGCAAACTCAACACCTATTTTTTCCGATGAATAGTTGCCTAAATTAAATGTTCTTTGGTAAATAATGGTTTGTATGTGCATAAAATTTATTTATATCTTGTAACAGCGGTTTTTTCGTTTGTGTATTTTATTTTAAAAATCTTGTGAGTATGGTCTTTTTTTCTTCTTAATAAAGAAACCATTACCATAACCGAAGTATGTGGGTTTAAGAAAATAAGCGTTTCGTCTATTTTCATTTCAGCTACTCTTGAAGAAACTGAATCTGGACTAGGGTATCTTGCCATAATTATATTTTTCTACAAAGATAAATTAAATTAACTAAATAAATTAAATTAAATAAAAAACCAACAAAAAACAATTACCTCTGTAAAAATTAAACAAATTTCTTTTTTACTAGGTTCAGCTTTGATCTATATTCTATAATCAAATGCTTTAGCTCATCTTTTGTTGGTTTAGTTACTTGTCTTGCCGTTTCTCGAAGGTATTCTACCACAGCATTATTTTCTTCGTATAATTTTTCTTCAAATACTTCTAAATTACCCAATTTAAAATAATTATCATCCATGGATTGTGGTCTGCAATTAGCCTCTAGCCATCTTGTACCTAAATTGGCTCTAGGTATAAAGTGTCCGCATTGTATTTCTTGCCATTTTAGTTTTTTACCACTTGTATAACACTCTACAATGCCATTTTTATCAGCATATTTACAGCGTATATATTGACTAAAAACATGATCTAAATCACTTACTAAATTTTGAAAACTTTCTCCGTCATCTTCAAATTCTTCCATTCTTTTTTTAGTAGATGAGGCTGTAGCACACTGCTTACACATCTTTTTTGAAAACCAATAATCAATATTACCACAATTTACACAACGCTTTTTCTTGGTTATTATTGTACTATTATATGCCATTATTATTAATTTTAAAATCTATAGCAAGTTTTTTTACCGCATCAATGTTTAATATACTTTCTATAAAATACCGTAAATTCTCATTTTGAGCGCCCACGCGAGAGCTTACAATTTCTTTATAATTAAGTCCTATTAAATTACACAACTCATTACCTGTCATAGCCATTTGACTTGTTATTTGTTTTTTAAATCCAATTATTATCTTTTCTTTATCCGGTTGATTAAAAGAACAAATATGAATAGATGTAGTAAATTTTAATTTCCTTGAAACGTGGTTTTCAAAATGTTTTAAATTTTCTACCTCTCCTTTTGCTTTTTTTGTATCAAAGGTGTCACCGTCTTTAAGTTCTATAATATAACAATGTTGTTTATTTTCGGCAATTTCAAAAATTAACAAGTCCGGCTCTCTATCGGTGCATAATGATGATTTTTTAACTGCTTTTTTTGTTATTAAATAAATTCCATTTGGTAGTGTTTTTTGATTAATAAAAACATCTACATTGTCAATAGTTTTAGATAGCTCAACGATTATTTTTTCCAATTCAGTTCCGCTACTAATCACAGTAGCGTGTACTCTAGAAAGAAGCTGACCTAATTCATGATTGCCAAATAATCTTTCATAGCCACTTTCTCCGTCGTTTTCGTTTCTCCCCTTACTTTTACTTATTAAAGCCATTTTAATTAATTTATATTTAAATCACAGCCAATAAAATTTCTATTAGTTAACTTGCATGCTTCTAAAACAGAATAGCTACCAGAACAAGGGTCAACAATATACTCATTTTCTCCCGATACGGCTTCAATAAGTATTCTTTGCAATTCTATTGGCTTTTGGTGGGGGTGTATTTTCGCAACAATTTTTTCCGTCCAAGTGTCTGGTATATTGTGCTTAGTCCATACTCCTTTTGCTCTAATTGGGGCTTTTTGTAAAATTAACAAATATTCACTTTTGCGCCTAGTTCTATATCCCATACCAAATCTACCTTTATCCCAAGTAATTAAATCTACAATAGACAAAGATGTGTCTATTAGCCAATTACTAATACCCTGACATAGGTGAAATTTATCTACCCATAAAAATAAGTGACCACTTTCTACTAATGTTCTATTAATTTCTTTAATAAAATTAATTATTATATCATCCGACATTTGAGTTAAAAGCGCCCTTTCAATTTGTCTTTTTCCCTCGTTCCCATAATTTAATTTATCTAAAACACCCCTATATTGTGGGTCAAAAAAAACAGCGCTTATTGAATTACTTTTTAATCCCTGCAGTAAATCAATACCATTCATAGTATTTGGCTTATTCTTTTTAATATTTTTTTCTACAATAGGGTTTTTTAAATGTATATTTTTTCTTTCATTTGAAAAAATACTTTTGTTTTTAAGTTTTTCCATTTTTTATATTTTAACAAAGTTAATTAAATTAATTATATAAACAAAAATAAATTTTGCAATTTGATTGAATATATTTTACTTTGTGTTAAATCAACCAAAAATTTATGGAAAAAGAAATTAAAAATGATGTAAGAGGCGCCATCTTATTACATCTTGATGAAATTGAGCGCACTTTAGCTTGGCTTTCGGATAAGACTCAAATACCCTACCCTACTCTTTATTCTGTATTTAAACAAAGGACATTTATTCTATCTGATAGAAATTTAGCAAAAATTAACAGAGTATTAGACACTGATTTTATAAACGATTAAATATTTTTATGACTTATAAGGAAAAACTTCTTGACCCAAGATGGCAAAAGAAACGGCTACAAATTTTAGATAGAGATAATTTTACTTGTCAATGTTGTGGTGATAATACAAGAACTTTAAATGTGCATCATAAGTCTTATTTAAATAATCCTTGGGATATAGATAACACTGAATTAATTACATATTGCTCTGATTGTCATGTACTTATAGAATTAATTAAAATAACTCACGATTATCATAAAATAAAAAAAATTACAAAAAGTAAATTATTTAAAAATAATGCTTTTTTATATACTATTTATTTAGATAAAGATACTATTGATTTATATATAGTTAATGATGGGCAAGCCCAATATCAATTAACATTAAACGAAAATTATATAAACACAATTAAAAATTTAATAGATGGCAATCTTTAGAAAGATTCACACTTCATTTTGGGGAGATTCTTTTATTCAGGATTTAACGCCAGAGCAAAAGTATTTTTTCTTGTATTTACTTACAAACGATAAGACAAAGCAGTGTGGAATATACGAAATAACACTTCGTCAAATGTGTTATGATACCGGATATAACGATGAAACGGTTAAAAAGTTACTTGAGTTTTTTATTTCAAAGGGTAAAATAAAGTATTCTGAAAAATCAAAAGAGGTTGCATTATCAAATTGGCTAAAATATAATGATTCAACTAGTCCAAAAGTAAAAAGCTGTGTAAACAAAGAGCTTGAGAAGGTTAAAGATAGACTATTGATACAGTATCTATACAGTACCGATACACATACACAAGAAGAACAAGAAGAAGAACAAGAAGAAGAACAAGAAGAAGAACAAGAAGAAGAACAAGAAGTTATTTTGAATATTCCTTTTAATGATTTTTGGGTATTGTATGACAAGAAAGTGGGTGAAAGAAAGAAACTTGAGAAAAAATGGATTTCTTTGACTAATCAAGATAGGATTGATATAATTAATCATATTCCATTATATAAAACTGCTCAACCTGAAAAAAAGTTTAGAAAAGACCCACAAACCTTCTTAAACAACAAATCATGGCTTGATGAGATAATACCATCAAAAACTATAGAAAGCGTCTTAAATCGCCCCAAAACAGCCTACGAATTGAATATAGAAGAGCAAAGAAGAAAAGCTGCAAACATTAAACCAACATACTAACGATGATTACCATTTTTAAGAACATCTTTTCCAAAGAACCAAATTACATTTCAGTTGAAGCTGCGTTAAAAAGAATACAGCAGGGTAAAAGTAAAACAACCGTAGAGGAAATTAGAAAAACGATTGATAAAGAGAAGGCAAATAAGATAAAATTAAACCTTCCGTCTATTTGCTTTAGTGGAAAATTTGGAGCAGATAGAACCGATGTCCAATTAATTCAACATAGTGGGTTTGTTGTGCTTGATTTTGACAATATCTTTGAATTACGAGATAAGCAAACTGAAATTATATCAAATCCATTTGTTTATGCTTGTTGGATTAGTCCTTCTGGAAATGGATTGAAGGCATTGGTGAAAATAGCCAATGGATCAAAGCATAGAGAACACTTTCAAGCTTTACAAGAAGTTTTTCCCGAAATTGACCGAAGTGGAATAAATGTAAGTCGGGTTTGTTATGAGAGCTATGACACCGAAATTTACATAAACGAAAATGCTGAAGTATTTAAGAAAATTAAGAAAACAGAGAAGGTTGTTGTTTATGAAAAAAATGATGATGATGAAAAGATTTTTAAAAATATTGTTACTTGGCTTTCAAATAAAAACGAGGCTTTTGTAACAGGAGAAAGAAATAATTTTATCTTTAAATTAGCATCCGCTTGTTGCCGTTTTGGGATTAATGAAATGACAGCTAATTCAATGATACATAGTGAGTTTTTAACCAATTCTGAATTTACAAAAAATGAAGCTAACAGGGCAATTCGTTCAGCATACAAAGCCAATTCGGGTAATTTTGGTAGCGCATCTTTTGATAAAGAAATATTGGTAGATAAGGTTTCAAGAAGGGAAGTTGAAGTTGAAAAAGCCGTATTTGATGAAGGAATAAAATTGAAAGATGTAATATATGGAATTGATGTAAAAGAGCAAGCGTTACGCATTTATGATGAAGGGTATGCTAAAGTTGATGGTATTGGAGTTCCTGAATTAGATGAAAGATTTAAGCCAAAAAGAGGTGAGGTAACCGTTCTTACGGGTATTGGTAACTATGGTAAATCTTCGTTTAAAAAATGGTATCAAGCTATGAGGATAATGTTGTACGGAGAGAAGTTTGCCACATTCTCGCCTGAAGATAATCCACCTGAAGAATACTATCATGACTTTGTTGAGATAATATTAGGATGCGATTGTAGTCCCGCAAATCCACACAGACCAAGCAAGCAAGTTTACGAATATGTTTACGATTTAGTTTGCCATCATGTATTTTATGTTTACCCAAAGGATGTATCACCTACGCCACAATACATAATGGAAGTATTTTTAGAATTGATTGTTAAGGAGAATGTTGATGGAGTTGATATTGACCCTTTTAACCAATTGACAAATGAATATCAAAAGTTTCAAAGAAGTGATAAGTATTTAGAGTGGGTATTGTCTGTATTTTCAAGATTTTCACAGATAAATAATATTTTCTTTTGGATTATTGCGCATCCAATAAAAATGCAAAAAGCAGCCGATGGGAATTACCCATGCCCCGATGTATTTGATTTAACGGATGGCGCTATGTGGAATAATAAAATGGACAATATCCTTGTGTACCATAGACCTTTTGCTCAAACAGACCCACAAAATCCATCTTGTGAATTTCATAGTAAAAAAATAAGAAGGCAAAAGATTGTTGGTAAAAAAGGCTTTATTTTGTTCCAAATGTTTTTCCAAACTAGAAGATTTTTATTTAATGGATTGGACTCGTTACAAAAAATTATAAACGACAAAAATATAATTTTAAGACCAGATGTAGCAGTGCAAAAGACATTTGATAATTGGGTTCCTTATAAAGATGACAACGGAGAAGAAGTAAATTTTTAATATAAAAAACAAAAAAAATGATACGCATTAGTGTAATCGGAAGATTGGGACAAGACGCAGTCGTAAACAATGTCAATGGTAAAAATGTAATTAATTTCTCTGTAGCTTACAGCGAAAAGTTTAAGAATCAACAAGGAGAAGATACCGAGAGAACAACTTGGGTTTCTTGCGCTTATTGGACAGAAAAGCTTAATGTGGCTAACTATTTAAAGAAGGGGACGTTAGTTTATACAGAAGGCAAGCCTGAAGCAAAGTCTTATCAAAACAATAAGACAAATGAAAATGTTCCTCAATTACATTGCAGAGTATCAACAATACAATTATTATCTAGCAGTAATAAAGAAGAAAACAATTTTTAATGTATATTCACGAACTTAAAAATATTATAGATGTCGAAACCCCACTTGGCAAAGGAAAAGCAATTGCTTGGATTGACTACGGAACAGAAGTCAACACTGTTTGGAAAGTCGTATTACACGACAACGGTATGGTTAGGAACTTTTACGACACAGACATACTTGTTTACCCCAATAAAATGGACGGCGGGGAATTAGATATAGATTATTTCAAAAACAAAAAATAATGGCAAAATTAACCAATTCAACCAAAATTTCATTTGGTAAACAAAAAACAGGAAGAGCAAAGAAAGCTTACAACAAACATAGTCCAAGACCAAAAGCGTACAGAGGTCAAGGGCGTTAAAATTTAAACTATGAATAATAAAGCCGCAAAGAAATTAAGAAGATTGTCTGTATTTTTAGCTACCACTAAAGGCGGCACTATAGAAGATGCAGAAAGGATTTATAAAAATCTAAAGGTGGTTCATAAGGAAAATAAAAAAGCCCCTAATCAAAGGGGCTAATTACTTAAACTAATGCAGCATTTGCAGCTGTTGCAATTTGTGCAACAGTTTCAGCGCAATACAATACTCTAACTGGTTGGTTTAAACCGGTAGGTAATACGCTGATTACTGAATCTGTTCCAGCCGGAGCTGATACATTAGCTGGTACAGGAGTAGCGAAAAACGCTCCTACAGGTAATGCATAAACTTGAGAAGAACTGAATGTAACTTTAGGCGTACCTAAAATTGTAAGTTGGACCATTTGTGCCATTTTGTTTGATTTTAATTGTTATATAATATTTGATTGGCATTACAAATATAATATTTTTTGCCAAGTTTTTAAAATGTTTAACTTTGATTAAATTAATTAAATTATGAGATTGATTGCACCTAGTAATAGGGTTATTATAAAAGTGGATTTAGAAAGTAAGAATAGTCACACTTTTAAAGATGGTACAAAAATTAGATTAGAAAGGGTATATGATAATTTTAACATGAGATATGTTAAGCCTGTTAATGGTATTGTGGTTAATGCAAAAGATATACCCGAAGGATCTGAAATTCTTATCCATCACAATTCAACTCACGACACTTACAAGATATTTAATTATCAAAAGCCAACCACCGAGGCTTCATCGGATGTTCAATATTTTTCTATCCCAATAGAGGAATGTTTTTTATGGAGAGAAGGAAAGGGTTCTTCATGGAAGCCCTTAAATAACTTTGTTACAGCCTTGCGTATATTTAAACCATATAAAGGAATTATGGAAGGAGTAGAACCTCAATTAATGAAAAACAAGCTGTATATAACAAGCGGTGAATTAGAGGGCAATGTAGTAACAACTGTAATTTCAAGTGATTATGAAATAATCTATCAAAATGATGACGGAACAGAGGGTAAGATTATTAGATTAAGATATTTTAACGATGGTAGCGATAGAAACGAGGTAATAGCGGTAGAGCATCATTTAACAGAAATGGTTATAAGTGGTGATTTGTTAGTAGGTTATAATAAATCAGATGCTACCAAATTGGTAACAATTTCAACCCCAAATATTGTATGTCTGTAGAATTAGAAAAAAAGATAAAGGATTTAGAAAAGCAAGTTGCTCATTTGCAAGGAAAGAATGCTTATTATGAGCAAGATGGCGTTGGTAAATTATATTATAGCTTACAAAGAAAAGCTAACGAAATGGCTGATTTGCTTAATGATAATAAATTAACAAGTTTAATGTTAAGCCCTGACGATCCAAAGGACAAAACATTTGAAAGGCTACAAAAGGTATGGTCAGATGCTGAAAGTGTTTCAAATGCTATAAAATCACTTGGAGTTTTGGCTGGAATAGGTCAAGAAGTGACTGCTGATAAAAAAGAGATAGTTCAAGTTAAAAAGCCATTTTCTCCTGAAAACATGGCTGATGCGGTTGGGGAATTAGCTGGCAAAAGAAATTAATTATATGAAATGCATTAATTGTAAAATAGATAAAGACTTTTCTGAATTTTATTATAGAAATGATTCTGGTAAGCATAGGGCATCATGTAAAGATTGTGAAAAAAATAGAGTAAATAATAAAGTATTATGTACCGAAAAATAGATGGCGGTTCTGAAGTTGAAATTCAAGGACTTAAATGCCAATTGCCCCCTGAAGGATATGTATTTAATATTCTTACTAAAAAAGTTGAATTTAGAGGGATTTACAAAACATCAGAAAAAAAAGAGGAACAATATTGGAAAAGGATACCTATGCCAGCATGGTATAAAGATGTTACTAAAGCTTGGGATGATTATGATAAAAAAAGAAAAGATGATGATCCAGAATTTTATGATGAAAAATTAGAAAATTATAAAAAGCAAGAATGGGATAGAAGGCTTAATGGATTTTGGTATTATAACAATGGGATTCCAGTGTATTTAACTGGGATGCATTACTTGTATTTACAATTTTGGTCTATCGATATCGGCTATCCTAAATTCAGGATGCCAGACTTGGAGAAGTTCTATTTTATGGATTATTGTATTCAAGACCCATTGTGTATGGGGATGCTTGAAGTAACAAAAAGGCGTTTTGGTAAATCATTTGTGGCGGGGTTATTTGTTACCGAATATACGACTAGGACTAAAATGACCAACGGTGGTATTCAATCTAAAACGGGATCGGATGCTAAAAAATTCTTTGCCAAAACAGTGGTAAATCCATTTAGAAGATTGCCTAAATTCTTTAGACCAGAATACGATATGTCTTTGGGGGTTAATCCAAAGTCTGAAATGAGATTTCAAAAAACGAATGTAAGAGGTAAGAAAGCGGAAGAAAATGTAGATAAGGATGAATTGGGTTCGGTTATTGACCACCAATCAGCCGATACGGTTGCTTATGATGGACAGAAACTACACAGATATGTTGCGGATGAGTGTGGTAAAACTACAGAGGTGAATGTCTATGATAGACATGAGGTTGTGCGTTATTGCTTATTAGATGACGAAGGTCAAATCATTGGTAAAGCGCTTTATACAACTACCGTAGAGAAACTTACAACTGAAAAGGATGGCGTGCAAGACGCATTTAAATTGCTATGGGAAGAAAGTAATCAAGACAAAAGACAAGATAATGGAACTACATCTAGCGGTCTTTATAGATTTTTTATGTCTGCAAAGCGTACAAGAAACTTTGACGACTTTGGATTTCCTGACCAAGATAAAACATTAGACCAAATTTTAGCAGATAGGGAAACGGTTAAAAATAACCCAAGAGCATTATCTGCCCGTATTAGAAAAGAACCGCTAACTATTGACGAAGCTTTTAGTACCGATTCGGATAAGTGTATTTTTAATGTAATGAACATAGGCGCAAGGGAAGCTTCTTTAAAAGAAAATCCAGTTCTAAAGCGTCATGTTTATTTTTATAGAGATATAGACCAAGTAGTTAGGTGGAGAGGTATAACAGACAAAGAGCAAGATTTTCATTGGGTGATTACTCAATTCCCGCCAAAGGGAGAGGAGAATAAGCACAAACATGATTTGTCCGCTAGAAAACCAAGTAGAACAGATGATGGAGCGATAGCAATTGATGGTTATAGTAATAGTCAAGGTGGTAAATATGGTTCAAAAGCCTCTGCATGGATTGGAAGAAGATATAATTTATTAGACCCAACAAGAACTGGAAAGGCAATTGGGCATTTGTATGGCAGACCTCAAATTAAAGAAACTTTACACGAGCAAGTAATGTTAGCCGCTGAATTTTATGGTTATCAGGCTTGGTATGAACATAATAGTGATGATTATCTTTCTTATTTTAGAGATAGGGGTAGGGTTAATTATTTAGGTTCTTATCCTTTTGGAGCAATGGACCCGAATAAAAGAGATGCAGATAGACACAAGGGGTTCCCGACAACGCCGTTTAGTTTAACCAAACAAACAGATGTAGGAATTATGTATTTTGAATATCACATAGACTCCATTGATTTTGAAAACCTACTAGAAGATGCGAAGCAATTTGATCCAAATAATAGAACAGAATTTGACCAAACAGTATCATTTTTAATGTTATTAGTTTGCTTAATGGAGCCTGTTCAGAAGCAACAAATGAAAGAACCTTTGGTTAAAAGTTATACTCCAAGTTTCAATTAATTAAATTTTTTAATAAATTTCTTAATATTTAGTATATTTGACACATAAAATTGATATAAATTGTCAGATAGCCCATTATACATAAGCGCAGGAAATACTAGTGGTCAGTCGTTGAAGGACTTTCAGTTGACTACTGATGTCCCATCTAAATCGGATTTTGAATATGGGAAAAGAGTGGCGCAAAATATTTATTCAACTATTTACGGAAATCAAACTTATTTTTGGCTTCGCAATAATCGTTTTAGAAAAAACAGACAAATTGCTAATGGAAAAATAGACATGAGTGTTTTTCTTGACAGATTGGAGATGAATAGCAAAGCCAATTATGTAAACATAAATTGGAAATCAATTATTATTGGTAACACAATTGTTGCTAGATTAGTTGGTTCATGGATGAGTAGAAAGGAAAAAATAACTGTTACTGCGGTTGATGCGACATCTGCAAAAAAGAAAAAAGAAATTGTTGACGAGGCTGAATTTATTTACCAAAATAAAGAAGTACTTGCACAATTACAACAAGAGTCGGGAATACCAATTATTCCTGAAGATCAATTTATAGCAGAAGATAAAGATGATTTAGATATTTGGACAACTGAATTTAATCACTTACCAGAAGAAATACTTTACAGCCTTGGTTGTAATAATGTTTTTGCTGCTAATGGATGGGATGATGTTTTAAAACAAAGAATATTACACGATTCGGCAGAGGTTGGATTAGTGTGTACTTATACTTGGATGGATGAATTAGGCGAAGTTCATGTTCAATGGATTAGACCAGAAAACGCAATTTATTCTTATTCTGATTTTCCTGATTTTAGAGATACTACTTATAGAGGTCATATCGTATCAATGAAGATTAGCGAGTTGAGATCAAGGTATAGTAAAGCTAATGGAGGGACTTTAACAGAAGAAGAGATATTTAGAATAGCTCAATCTTCAAAAGAATACCAATTAACAGATAAGTTAAAGTGGATGCAAGATTGGAATGTTGCTTGGTTAAGACCATACGATGAATGGAATATTGATTTAATGAACTTTGAAGTTAGAACTTTAGATTCTGATGGATATACTGTTACCAAAACTAAAAAGAATGGTAGCACTATTATTAGAAAAGGCAAAACAGAAAAATTGGATGATAATCAAGAATATGTAGAAGAGAAGAAGTGGAATATATACAAAGGCGTTTATTGCCCTGTAT